CAGACCACAATGTTTTCGTAGGTAGTCAATCAGGAAAAGCAAACACAACAGGCATTAGAAATATAGCAATCGGTTCTGATTCTTATAACGGAACAGCAGAATCAGATAACATAGCAATAGGTTATGATGCTTTAGGTGGTTCTGTTGCAGGTGGAGATAAAAACGTAATGATAGGAAATTACGCAGGTGATTCATTAAGTTCAGGTACAGAAAATGTAGGGGTTGGTTATCAAGCACATACAGGTGGTACAGGTTTCTTCAACGTAGCAGTAGGTTCACAAGCGGGTAAATTAATGACTTCAAACTCTTATCAAACTTTAGTAGGTTATCAGGCGGGTCAATCATTTAATGGTACTAATGCTAAATTTAATACAGCAGTAGGTTATCAAGCAATGGGTGGAGGAACTTCTTCACCACACCAAAATACTGCTTTAGGTGCGGCCGCTTTGTATAACGTAAATGGTGTTTCAAGAAATAACATAGGTATAGGTTATCAGGCGGGTGTAAATCAAACTGCGGGTAGTGGAAATGTAATCATAGGTTCGGGTGTTGATGTGGCTTCTACATCAGGAAGTAGGCAACTTGTCATAGCAGGTAATGATGGTAGCACAACTACTACTTGGATTACAGGTAATTCATCAGGACTCGTATCTGTACCTACCGAATTAACTGTTGGTACAGGTACTAATCCATTAAACAGTGGTGTAGTTACAATAATTAATGACGATTCAGACACCACTAAAACATTGTTACTTGTTGATAATGAATCAGATGCTACAAATGGCCCTGTTTTAACTTTGTATAGAAATAGTGCTTCCCCCGCTATCGATGATGTATTAGGTAAAATAGAATTAAATGGTGAAGATAATGCAGGTAATCCTAGAGCATACGGAAGCATAAGACAAGAATCCACAACCGTTGGCAATGGTTCACACGATGGTACAATGTTCTTGAATGTCGCCATTAGTGGTACTCAAACTGACGTAATAGCAGTAGATGGTACAGGTGGTTACGGTGGTTTAACTCATACTCCTAGTGGAATTAAAACACTAGGTAATGTAGTGGGTGCAACAAGTACTGCTAATAATAATTATATTACATTACTAGCAGTACCTCATGCTAACTTTAAGGCAGTTAAAGCATCAGTTCATATTACAGATTCTTCGTCTAATGAAGTGCAGACAATGGATGTGATGTGTCATTATGATGGTTCAGCCGCTAACTTTACAGAATACGGTATTATTTATGATGGTGCTGCGCCAATAGGAGAAATAGAAGTTGATATTAATAGTAATAATATCCGCATAAGATTTAAGAATACACAAGGAGCAACAAGAACATTAGCAGGTAGCATACACGCAGTATGCCATCCATGAGGTGATTAAATATGGGTAGACAAGCATTCAGAAGAAGAAAGAGTGATGGAACAGTAGATGATGGAACAGGCGGTGGTGCAAATACAGATGGTGCAGGTTTTAAGTTTATAACTTCAAATAGAGTTCCAATGATGAATGGTGCTGCGGGCAATATTACAACAGCCCCAAGCATGAATGCTTATTGGGCTTATGGCAATTTAGTAAGTTTCTTAGAAAATAAAACTTTAGATAAGGCATGGATATATATTAATACATTAGCATCCGGTAGTGCGGGAACAGGACTTACTGCCGCACTGTATGAATTAGCAGATAGTGTGTTGACAGATAGCAGTCCTAATGGAACACTAATTGCTACGGCTACTTGGGCGGCATCAAAGTTTGTTACATCATCGGGTTCAACAGGCTACAATTCAGAAGATTGGACGGTAGTGAGTGGACAATCATTAACACTAGATAGTTCAAAATATTATGCTATTCTAACATCTAATTGGGCTAATAATCAAAACTCCGGTAGTACAAATTTTCAAGTTTTAGGGTGGACTGGAACAGGATTACCTAACATTACAGGTTCGGGTGGAAACGTAGGTGTTAATAATGGGTTTACTGTGTGGGTTAATGGTTCAACTTCTCCGGCAACATCTGTAAGTTTATCAGGTTCGGGTTCGGGAAACAAAACAGCAGTATGGAGTACATTAACATGATTAGATTAACACAATTATACAGAACAGAAGATGGTGTACCCTATGATGTTTCATGGGAAGACTTTAGAGAATCAAGAAACCTTGCACTTTTAGCAACAGATTTTCATATGTTAACAGATAAATATAATTCTTTAACAGAAGAAGAACAAAATGCTATTACTACTTTTAGACAGTGGTTAAGAAATGCACCAGAAAATTATGAGACAGCAAATGATGCTGTTGATAATTGGCCTCAAACGGAAAGTTGGTTTTAAGGAATAATTATAAAAAGAAAACAACACGGAGAAATTAATATGGCGTTAGAAATTGACTACGATACAAACTTTGGAATATTATGCAGAGATGCAATATGTGTAATAATTGATACTAGATGTAATAAAGAAATAGATGTTGAAGGAGATAATAAATTTTCAATTCAATATAATGGAAAAATATACGCAAACTCAGAAGCATATGCTGACAACGCATCTCCTGTTGGCGGTTTCAATGGTAATTTTTTGATGAACAAATCTGCTACTAAAACTCAATACAACATAATTAAACAATGTTATGAAGATTTAAAAACTAAAGATGGTTTTACCGAAGGCGTAGATTGTTAATCTAAACCTAAAGAAAATACTTCATCTAATAACTTACGTTGAGTTTCTAAGTAGTCTCTCCAAATAGGTTTCTTGAATTNNTNTTCAAAACCTTCTATTTGTGCATCCCAATATTCTTCATTCATGTTAAACACTCAAATTATTAAACCTATTTTTTTAAAAAACCATAACCAAAATTTACTATATCCTTCCATCTTTACCAATCTTCATCTGATTCAAACATACTGAGTATTAACTTATACCAACTATCCACAGTGCAGTTCTAACACTAAGTAGTTAATTTACATTGCTATAAAAAGAGAGTAAAAGACTAGATTTTGTTGAGTTTATATACTCTCATAATCGCTTTACACAAAAAATACTATTGTTAAAAAAAATAAGAATACTGATTTAAACGAAATGTCTAAAAAAAATTACAAAAAAAAAACCGACCTCATGGCCGAATAAAATTAATTATTCGACCACAAAGCCTTACATTTTCTACATTGCCAAATCTTGATTTCATCAAGACTACCAACATAGACCCCGCGAATCCGTCTAGGTATTGTTTCTTCTTTACAGAAGTTACATACCTCAACTAGAGCCACGTTTTTGTTCCTCGCTTATTAGATTCGCCATATACTCTTCAATAGTATCTTCTGAATATTTACTATTGCCAAAGGCCGCAAAAAATAACAATGAAATCATAATTATAAAAACAATCCAAATAGCGATAGATGTTGCACTTAAAGCCATTACCACATCACCTCCAAATCTTTCTCAATTGCTTCTTCAAGAGAGAAGCCTTTAACACTTGCGTTTTCAACACCGTGTTTCCAAAGGTCAAAAACTAACTCACAATCTTTTAAACAATATTCAGCAACTTGAGAGTAGCCTCCCGTTTTCCAAATCTTTGGTGCATCAGCACTATCCATTAATTTATCAGAACCAAGTGTATGTTGAACTAAATTAGAAAGAGAATATCTTTCACCATGCTCTTTAGAAAGTATTGCACTGGTATCAATATATGATTCAGGATTATCTAAATATTTTCTAATACAATAAATATCCATAGCGTTTTTCAAAACAGGTAAGTCAAAGTTTCGTATGTTATGTCCTAGTAATTTTCCACCGTTATCAAAATGTTTTTCTAAATCGAATTTTAATTCTGATAATGGTTTTATAATTACGTTGGATTTTTTCAAATCATCCACTGATTTGTCGATGTAAATAGTGCCTACGTCTCCGTCCCAAGTGCAAACTGTTGATACTTGAAACATATGAGTGTTATCCCAACCCCCAATTTCGTGAGACATATTTTTTGTTTCTAAATCAATTGCTAAAACATTAGTCGCCATCTGAATCGTCCTCTTCGGTTAATTTTAATATATCAAAAAGTTTTTCAAACCACATTTTTTTTCTATATGGTATCACTCTTCATCACCTGTTGCAGTCCACAAAGCAGTAATTTTATCTTGGTCTGCTTTTTGTGGATTAGGTGCTTCTTTAGTAGTATCTCTTACTAAGAAAGCGATTAATCTATCAGTTCCTATATTCATTACTGTGCTTAAAGACCAACCTTGTTGTCCTAACGTGTTAAGTGCTTCAATCATTACTTTCGGGCCATCTTTTACATTATACATTTGAAATGTATGTTCGTATGTTTTATTCATTTTATTCCTCTCCTTTTTATATTTACAAATCTACTTTTGTTGTGTCTTATTTCGTCAAAATACTCCTTATTAGATTTGTAGTTTCTATATACTGTTGCGGGAGATGCGTTTGTTACTAATCTTACTGTTTCTAATAGCACAGATTTGTTTATCCACTCTCCTGTCTGACCTTCTATGTTTACCGATTTTCCATTTTCTACTAACTTTTTATATTCTTTTGTAAATACATCTAACTTTTGTTTCTTGGCAGAGGATAGTCTTTCGGCTCTTAGGGCTGAATCTAACCACAATACAAGAGATTTATAACATTGTTGGGTTACATGNGATGCCTGTAAAACGTGTTTACTAGTTAGTTTAAATCTATCTTTCTTTGGTAGTTTGGGTGCTTCTGCAATACAAGAAAGCACTGCTAGTCTAACCATACTTACCTGCATCCTAGTAATGAAGTTATTCGCTATCTCGATTACAGCAGGTCGGCTATCGTGAACGAAGTTTTGAAATTTAATAGTTTCATTTGTTATCGTATCGTTTACACCTTTAGAAAAAGTAATTACTTTCTTTCTTCTAATTACTTCTGCTTCTCTAATCTGTTCTTCCGACATACCATCAGTTACTTCTAATTTTACTGAATCATACTTTTCTTTTAGACATTCATAAATTTCCACAAAGGCATCACCAAATTTATTTATCGGTGTTTGTGTATCTATAATCCTACCATAATCATTACTCAATATTTCTCTTACCGCGTTTTGTTCGGTTATGGGAACTTCTCTAATATAGATTAGACAACGTTGGAGTAATCCTGTTTCTGCTATAACACTAGTTAGTGTTTTAGGAATATAAGATGTGGCGTAAATAGAACGCCTACTATCACAATACATTTCTCCGCCTTCTGCTAACTGCTTTGTTATTCTATAATTTTGACCTGCTAGAGTATTCATTAAAGTATTCAAATACATAACAACTTCTTGTTTATGTTGTGTAGGTTTGAAAACACCGGAGTATTCAAACTCGTCATAAACACAAAGACCGTCTCCTTCTAAACCACCAAACAATTGTTTAGGTATTTGTTCATAAGTTGTGTTGCCTTCATCATCGGTAATAGTTACATCTTCCATTTTCATTTTACCGATAAGAGCCGCATCTGTTGTGGACTTAACTGCGTGGATGGAAAATCTATTATGTCTTTCACCTGCTGTTTCTGCTTCAACATTATCTCTATACCTATTATTAAGAATGCTAAATACATAATCTGCTATTCTTCCTGTAAAGTTATACATTTCACTTTTACCTGAACCACTTGTTTGTAGCCAAATAATATGAACTCTGATGTCTTCCGTTCCTCTTCCTTTAGGAACATAAACCATTTCTTTACATATCTGCCCTAGTAAAGAATAGGCTGATAATATAGCGGGAACTCTATTATTTCTAGAGACTTCTATTGCACTGTCTGCATATTCTTCAACTATTTTTGGTAAACTAAGCGTGGTATTAACCGTCTCATTAAACTGATTTCTCATTGCTTCTTCTAGTAATTCATCTTCATTAAAATTATTATCAATATTTTTCATTTTTCTTTTCTCCTATATTTGTATTTTGTCTTCTGAATTTAAAGTATCAATAATACGGTTTGCTAATACACTACCAATACCGTCTATCTTACATAATTCTAAAGAAGATGACTCTCCTATTTCCATTATAGAACCAAACTTCTTTATCAAAAGTTTAGCCTTTTTATCGCTTACTCCTTTAATTGTGGATAATACATCCACTCTTAAATCAGTAGTGCTAATTTTTTTCTGTTTCACAATTCTAGGAACATATACTTCTCTATCATGTGGTTGCATTTTACAAACAACTGCAATTAATTCTGCGGCTGTTAAAGCGTCTCTAACCCAAATAATACTACAATCAGTATCTAATATTATCTTACTCATTGAACCAAAGAACTTCTTTCTGAGAATAACTCTTTGTGCTGTTTTATTCATGCTAGTTTTTATGTGTTCTAAATGCTTACGAAAACCATCTTCAAATGAACCGTAAACAATAACTAAATTATTTACATATGCTCTATCCATATTATCTAATTGATTCCACAATCTTTTATTTACAATAGATTGAATAAAATCAAAAGAAGATTTGGCCTCAAAACAAACGTCATTGAAAACATAGTCGCCGATTTCTAGCCACTGTTTTTCAAACGGCACGTTTAGACTTTGGGCTTTTTCTATTACTCTCTCTGTTAGTTCTGAGTTTTCTCTGCTATCTATTATTAGTTTCATACCTTCCCCTCCTTGAAATCTTTAGTAAATCTTATTTTACTAGTATAACCACAATCTTTACACAATCCTGTTGCATATCCCATTATTTTATAACCGAATCCTTGATAGACACATTCACATTTTAGACAAGTATAGTAACTATCTTCTCTATGTTTTTTCTTTTTCATTCGTGATACCTCCAACATTTTCCTACACAATATCCTTGTGTAATTAACGACCCACAACCTACGGCATGATAGCCCTTTGCTACAATTCCACTAACGTATTTTTTAGTCTTATTGTAATCCCAATCTAACCATACTTCGGGGTGGCTTGCTATTGTGGAAAACTCATTCATAATCAAATCAATTACTTCTTTCTGCTGTTCTAAAGAAACTTTTCTTTCACCTAATGTAAGTAGGTCTCTATACCATTGCGTCAAATAAACTCTAGCATAATGGCTAGGATTCTCTACCATAATAGCATTGTGCAAGCAGGGTATGATTGGTAATTTACCTATGGGTTTGGGAATTTCAATTTCAATATCTGCTAAGTGAATTGGTTTCACGGTAGGAAATACAATTCTTTCTGTTCCCGTAGTTATCATAGGATTTCTATGTTTAGCCATAACTAATATATCATACATAGAAACTCCTTCTAAAGAAGCAAAGTCTAGNGGNGAACAAAANTAATGATTACCTTCTTTACCACTACTTAGNTTCAAAGTATTTGGAACTCTTCTCAACCTGTTAGTTTGAATACCTGTTCTATCAAGTGTAGGATGGTCTTTAGCCAATTCGGTATAATACTGTTGAATGCATCTAATATCATTAACTCGTTCTCCGTGTGCAATGATATGAAAACCTTTGCCACTGAAATAGGCATTAAACATTATATTCAATGATGATAGTTTCTTTCCGACACTCATAAAATCTCTATGTGCATTTTCTAAGGGTTCATCGTGTGCATCAAAATCTAGAAACATTCTATCAAGAACAACCGAAGAATCTATCTTAGTGTTATCATTCACAACTTCAAAATCATAAACTGTTGTATAGCAATTCATTCTTCCATTGTAAATATTAACCCAATCAATAAACTCTTTCTTATTCTTCACTATCTTTCTTTTCATTTGTGGTGCGTTCTTTAAGTGGCTTCCCGCCCAAACTTCCCTTGGAAATATCATCCTTTTCATCCTCCTTATTTTTATTGTTACTAAAATTTACATTTGCATTTATTAGTTGTTCTTGTAAAATACTTGCTACTTGTAATTGTATTTGTTCTATTACTAGGTTCTGAAAGAAATTTCCAAATTTAATAGTTTTTTGAAATATCTCTTCTTCCCATACAATAGATAATTTCTCCTTAGAATCTAATTGTGTATATATCTCTTCTGAAAAATCTTTTACCAATTGACTCATGTTAGTCAAATCTGCAAACGTCCATTCTCTAGAACTTAATATTTTTTCTACTTTATCTTTCATTTTAACACCGCCTTCATTCTTTCGTATTCTTTCCTAAAGTTCTCATGCGTATCTTGAATATCCACCGTTCCATTGTAAAATGTTCCATCAGGGTCAAAATCTGTTAAATGTTCCCCGACAAAATACCATTCTTCAAATAGTTTTGCTAACTCTTTATCTTCTTGAAAGAACTTACAATAACTAATACAACCTTCATATCCACCCCAATAGTGTTTATTCATGTGTTCACACATATCAATCATACTACTTGCACTTACGTTTTCATTTGTTACTGCATCTATCATTTGGCGGTGAGTTAAATACCCCAAGATATATACTATTTCATTTTTATTCATTTTCATTTTTTATTCCTCTCTTTGTATTCTTTCTTTCTTCTAAAGTATTCTTTCCACTTCATTTTCTCCACCTCTTAATCATAGTAGAGATTTTACCGATGAAGAATAGGAGTTTGATAGTCCAACTACTCTTCATTCATCTCCCTCCAACATTATCAACTTCTCTAACTTAGCCACTCTTCTTTCAAGTTTTGAATAAGAGTTTTTCTTCTTTAGTTTCTCAATGTCTTTTATTGTCCACGACATTAAGATATTGTTAATCCATGCGCTTTTTTCAGTAAGAGCCTCCCACTTCTTTACATTTTCATTTCGTATATGAACACTATATTTCGGCATCTATTCTTCCTCCAACATTATCAACTTCTGCAAATAAATTGCCAAATCCATAGCCTCTTCTTGAGCATGGATTAACCATGCTTTTCTTGTCAAATCACTTCTTTCCATAGTTGTGTTATACTTACGTTCACCTGTTTCTGCTCTTGCTTCTATTTTTTTAATTACTATATCTTCTATCTTACTCATTTACATCCAACTCTCTTACTATTACTACTGCTCTATTTCTTTCCATTTCATATATAGTCCACATTGCTATTTCTGCATCGGACATATGTTTTTTATAATATTCATCATTACAATCCCCACACCAATCTTTGTCTTCTTTGATTGCTAATTTAGGATGAGAATAATGTTTCTTACCACAATTTTCACAAAATCCATGTGGGTCATTATCATTGACTACTAATGCTAGAATCTTAATACCATTAAGATAAATCCATTTAATTTCCATTTAAATCCTTCCCTCTTTTAGATAAGTGTTGTTTTATAGTGGAAATATTCGCAATAAACTCTTGACCTATTTGCATTGTTGGCACTGATTTAATTTCATACGGTGCTACATCTTTCTCAATGTCTTTGTAAACTACAAACGGATAATATATATCAGTCCAATTTTTGAGTCCTTTACATGGCGCACACCAAGTAGCCGTCCAAATAATAACTTCTACCATTACAACCATCCCTCGTCTGCTCCACCATCACAAATATCTAAGTAACTACAATATGAACAAGTTCTAGCATTGTATTTTGTTGGGAATGATTTATCTTCATACGCCTTTAGTAATTTTACTATACTTCTCATAAGTGCTTTATGGCTAGACTTTTTCTGTGGCTCAACATAAATATGATTTGAAGCAGGGTATCTCCAACCCCAATGTGTTACTTGTTTATCTCGGTTGAGACCTATTGCTTCTAACTGTTCGATAGGACAATTGTCAAATAATAATTTATAATAAGCCATTTCTTTTCTCATCATAGTTTTCTTATACTCTTTCCATGCTCCTGTCTTTAACTCCATAGGAATATAGCCGTTCTTATCGACAAACATTCTATCTATTATCCCTTGTAAATGGATAACATAATCTCTCTTCAATGGGAACTTTGGATAGTCTGCTCGATGTATTGTAATCTGTGCATCCAATGTAACTTCATTAATTACAGGAAGAAACTCTTCTAGTGTCTTATCTTCCTTAGCAACCATAAAACGTTGTGCTTCGTTAATAGATAAGGTTTCATACATTTCAGACATATTATCAATAGGAAATAAACTAAACATATATTCTGTTACTTCTTTATTATCCATAGTTTCTGCTTTCTTAATATCAAAAACATTGTAGAACTCTTCTAACGCATTATGAACTAACGTTCCATTGTGCATTGCTTCTGAGGTATCTTGTGGTTTTCTGTCTATATATCCAAACTCATATTTCTTAGGACACCAATCAAACTGCCCCACAGAAGATTTTGTTATCTTCAATATAGGTTTATCACTGTCGTCTTCTTTCCAATCTGCATTCCATTGATAGGTAAAGTCTCTATCAAATCCTTCTTTATTTTGTATTTTCATTATTCATCATTCTCCGTATCAAACTTAAACTTTAATTCTTTTATTAAAGTTTCCAAACAATCTTCACAATCACAATCCTTACCGTGTAGAACTCTCGTTTTATTTTCCGGTGCGTAGGTGGTAATGAAAGATTCGGGTGGTTTTTCTATTAAGTTTATTTCACCCTTCTTTACTGTAAGTCCTATATATTCTTTAGAATCAAAGAACATAGTTTCTTTTTTATTTTTATCTATTTTTAGTTTTTTAACTTTCTGTTTTTTATTTCTGTTAAGGAAGTTCTTGATTTTATTATAATCACTAATAACTTCACCTTTAACAAATACACACCACTTTATTGTTTTAGCGTATTTGATTTTCCATCTTTCTAATCTTCTTTCCATAGACCAAGATAATCTCAAAACCATTCCCCCAAATCTTGATTTCGACTTTTTGTAATATTATCTACATTCCAACCCATTGCATTGTAAATGGGTTCTGCCTTACTAACTACTTGATAAGCATAATGCAAATAGTCAGGAGTAAAGTGAGATAGTTCTGATTCGTGCCTAACTGAAACCCAAGAAGGAATAGTATCTTCTTGTGTAAGCGGGTGTATGTATGTAGTAGTGTTATCTTTAATTTTAATATAAAGATAAGAGTCATCTATTTGCACTTCATTAAAAGAATTGTAATACAATACTCCTTCTATACCCGAACCAATTGTAGGTCTCTTATCTTGTAATGTTCTAAGATTAGGTTTATTACAACATTTCCATTTATCACTAGAAAAACTACTGCGGTGTTTTGCAATATTCTCAATGATTTCTGATAGTGAGAAAACTTTTCCCCATTTCATTTTTTTACATTCACCCATACATTTCACCTTGAATCTTTCTTCACGAAATCTAGTTCTGTTGGTAAGCATTGATAGTTCTATATCACCGGAAATAACAGTATTAAATAGCCCATGTAAGTAATTAGAAACTTCTTCTTCGTCAACACCATCAACCCACATTCGCAATACTTTCATTTGTGTTTCCTTCGCTAGTTTTGTTTGTGCAACTCTTTTAGCAGAGAAACCTGTAAGAACAAACTCGTCTTCTTCAAGATATTCTCCATCCTTCCAAGTTATTAAACCTGCATTTCTATTCTTTGTTGCACCTACTCCTAGTGATTTGTAATACTTTTCAAACTCTAAAGTAACAGGGTGTTCATCTAAACCTAATAGATTAGGAAATGATTTCCTAACATGGTCGTTAATTTCACTACAAACGTTCTTTGCTTTTTCTATATCATCACACTGAACATAAATTGAATCCGTGTGTCCGTAAACTACTTTCATATATCATTACTCCAATCCACTTTAGCATTAACAGAAATAGCATGGGGTGCTTTATCTGAATCCCAATCTTCTGATTCCCACCTATCCTTTACTCTTCCTAAGAGCCAAAGATGAAAGGTGGCAGTAACACCTGCAATTGCTTCTATTGAAAATGTCTGCTTTGCTTGTTCTTCTGATGTAGTCTGCCTTTCTATATTAATATTGAACTCTTCCCAAGTTAATATTGCGTTGTGTTCTTCTTCGGACATGGCATATTTACTCATCATTAATGCTATTAATTCTGATAATTTCATTGTATCTTTATTGTTTTGATTGACTCTTTTCTTCCATCTTTTACTCATTATAATTCCCTCGCTTTAAATGCGGCTAATCTAATAGCCTCTCTAGCACTAGCAGTAATACTAGCGGCTAGGTCTATATCAGCCCAACCAAATCCTTGATAGGCTGTAATACCATAAAATGAAGCCATCAATCTTTTGACAGCCATTTGATTATTATTCCACTTAATCTTATCATCTTTGGTTGTTGATTCTTTCATATTCTTTTTATATTGGTTTCTTAATGCTTTAAGTTCAATAAGAGACTTAGGTAATAATCCTAACTTATCTGTATTGTAATACAACATCCTCTCTTCCTTTACTTCACTAAAATCTCTAGGTATTGCTAGATTAACTGCAAACTCAGTAGGACTTTTAGATTTAGACTCCCATGATATATTCCGTGAAATAATCATTGAAGGATATAGAGAAGCGAAATCAAACGCGGCTACGTTGTCATATCTTCCATTCGTGCCTTCTGTTAATGGATTGTATATCATTGCTCCATCGTAGTTAACCTTCTCACCTTTCTTTCCTGTTGGTGCTTTCCAATTAGCATTACGCATAAAATATATTCCTCCCATATTACTTGCATAGAAGCAAGCATCAAAAGGTGCAATTAGTAATTTCTGTAATGCTAAAACTGAATCAATACAGTGGTTTTCATCATCAATCCTTTTGATTAACTCAACATCCTTTATCGCATACTCTAGATATGTTTCAGTATCTTCTAACCAACCTCTAGCAAAGAACTCATTTTTATCAGGAAACTTTTCACTAACTAATTTCTTATCGCCTAAAACAGATTCAGAAATATAATCTAAAGCCATAGAAGGTAATGTTCCTCTTTGTGAATCGTTCCATTGTCTTTCAAAGACTAAATCTAATGCTACTGTAATTACTCCCTTAATTGGTTGTGTTATAGGAGAAGACCCGTTTACTTGTTTAGGATATATCTTAACTTTGTTATCCTTCCAAGAAACACCTCTTACTTCATTAAAAGGAGATAACATTCTTGAATCAATATTGTAAGCACTATTTCTCTCTATTAGTTTAGGTAAGTCGAATTTCCATCCGAACCATGAGATTAACATATCCGGTCTCTTCTGAATAAAATATGTTAAGAAGTTGTCGAGCATAGATTCTTCTGACTTGAATATTTTTAAGTTATAATTCCTTCTTAATTTGTAAAGGAACTCCATACTAAGTTTCTGTTCTAAGTTAGGAAACCAAGCGAATACACTATACTCATCATCGTAACTATCGTATATTACTATACAGGTAATCTTACCATCATGTTCTCCGCCTTGCTTCCACTCCATATCCCAAAAACACTTACGCATTTTATAATCGGGAATAGAACTTAACTCATCAACAGCATACCGATAATGATGTGGTATATCTGCTTCGTATGAGTCAACTCCTAACTCTTCTAACTTCTCTCTAATCTGATACCTAAGACTAGGAGATTTAGTTCCCCAAGAAACTTTTACTAAAGATTCACCTTCTAGTGAAACCCAATCTCCTAATTCATAAGACAGGTCAACTTGGAACTTGCCTCTTGTGTTGTTATCTTTAACTAACAAATTAGTGTGTCTAGTTGACGTAGCCTTAATGAAAAAGTAATGATTAAAGTCTTTCAATGAAATTGTTTCTTGTAGTCTGTTATTATTTTCATCTCTCCAAACTAATCCTATACCATTTTTTATCTCATTAATTATCAGACGCTCAACTCCTATCCATGTAAGGTGCTTTCAATAATATTCTAGTTGGAGATACAAACAAAATTGGTGAGTCATCTTTAAGATAAATATTAATTATCGTGCTAAAGAATCCGTGAAAGAAACCCGTGAACTCAACAGTCGAAGGTTCACCGTCTCTTGTCATTGGTTGTATAGTAGTTGAATACTTATCCAAGTCAGTTTTAATAGATGACATTGTAAATATGTTATCATTGTAATCAAACTTATACCTAGCAGTATTAATTACATCACATCCCTTTGTTGCTTCTGATAGTGCATGAGAAGAGACATGAAGTTTAGTTTCAAAGGTAGTTCTTCTAAAGGTAGGGAATGTTACATTAACATCCCTTACAGTTTTCTCGAACTCGATTAACATATCAATCATAGGTTGATGGCTGTGTTCAACTACTAAAGGTAAAGTAGCATTTGATGATTCATTACTAATATGTAAGAAATCATTTGCCTCAACTGTAACTGCTCCTGTAAACCCCTTTAGATATTTCACAGTCTTCTTAATGTCGAATACTGCTGAACCATTTTCAGTGTTGGTCTGAGTTGTCTCATCTAAACTATGGTTTAATCCGCAAATAGTGGTGTTATCAGCATTCCATATTTGCAGTGTGTTTCCATCGACTACTAAATATGCGTGTGCTGATAACATACCATTTTTAGATTCTCCACCATCGAAGTATCTTCCCTTTAATGCTACGCTCTCTATTAATTCACTCAGTTCCTTTGCTTCCATTATTATTTTCATTGTTATTTATCTCCATTATAATTCACCTGTTTTTAATTCAGGTATTCCATTCCATTTATTTCCTGTTTCTTCTAATACGAAGACAGGCCATTTCTTACCTACCATTTTGGAATTAGTTTTACTAGCAACTAGAGTTGCCATATAGGTAGTCTTCTTTCCTAACTTTTGTTCTTTTATGTTTACTATTTGTAATAGTTTGTGTGGTGTAGTCTTATACCAATCGGGTGTTTCTCCTACTGCTATTGGTGCGCCTATACCTTCGTAAACAGGTTTCATATGTGTAATAAGAAACCTGTTAGTTCTTAATGCTACAAATGGATTAAT